GGATACATGTAGACATGGGTAGTCCGTTTGCTTCTAGTAAGAAGGCTATAGCCTACTGCGATGTATGTGGTTGGCAGTATAAGCTAAAAAAACTACGTAGCCTTATAGTTAAAGGTAGAGATACTAATATAAAGGCTTGCCCTGAGTGTTGGAATGCGGATCACCCACAGTTAAAACTAGGAGAGTTTCCAGTAAATGATCCGCAAGCGTTACGTGATCCTCGTCCCGATACAAGTTTGGGAGAGGCAGGAGACTTTAGTAGTAGGGACATCCAGTGGAGTTGGAATCCTGTAGGTGGTGGAGTTGACCCGTATAATTTAACTCCTAACAAATTGTTAATTAATGGTAGTATAGGCCAAGTTACAGTAACAACTTAATAGGAGATACATTGTGGCGCTTAGAGGTAAACAGTCTAAGATGGACAAGAACAAAGACGGCAAGGTAAAAGACGGCTACGCTAAAGGTTTGTACGCTAGCGGCCCTAGGGCATAACCTATGGATTATACTGAACTAAAAGCCAATATTGCCGATATTTGTGAAAACACGTTTACAGCCGACCAACTGGCTATGTTTACGCAACAGGCCGAGCAGAAGATATATAATTCTGTTCAACTGCCTGCGCTACGTAAAAATGTTATTGGTACGTTAAGTAATGGAGTTCAGTACCTAGGTATGCCTTCTGACTTTTTATGGTCTTATTCATTAGCAGTTATAGACAGTAATGGTGATTACACATACTTACTAAATAAAGATGTTAATTTTATACGTGAAGCCTACCCAAGTAATTCAGGTACTGGGCTACCACAACATTATGCTTATTTTGATGATGATTCATTCATTGTTGGCCCAACCCCCAACGCTGGGTATGCTATGGAATTACATTATGGATACTACCCGCAGTCTATAGTTACAGCAGGTACTTCGTGGTTAGGTAACGAGTTTGACTCCGCATTGTTAAATGGAGCACTTGTAGAAGCAATAAGATTTATGAAAGGCGAGGCAGACATCATAGCTAACTACGAAAAAATGTTCGGGTTGTCTATGGCGTTACTAAAAAATCTTGGTGATGGTAAACTACGCGAAGATACATACCGTTCTGGACAGTACAGAACCCCAGCTAGTTAAGGAACTAAAAAATGGCAATTTCACAAGCAATGTGTACTTCTTTTAAAGTCGCTCTCCTAGACGGAGAGATGGATTTTAGTGGTGACACAGGACAAACCTTTAAGGTCGCACTGTATACATCTAGCGCGTCTTTGGATGCGACTACTACAGCATACTCTAATACCAATGAAGTATCGGGTACAAACTACAATGCGGGAGGAAACACACTAAGTATTTCTGCGGCTTCTGCGGCATCCGGTACTACAGCGTTTATAGACTTTGCAGACACTACGTGGGCTAACGCAACAATTACTGCTAGAGGTGCTCTTATTTATAGATCATCGGGGTCAGGAAATCCAGCGGTTGCAGTACTTGATTTTGGGGCAGACAAAACGTCTACCGCAGGTGATTTTACTGTGCAGTTCCCCGCAGCCGATGCTTCAAATGCTATCGTACGTATTGCTTAGGGCGGTTATATGCCATCTTCTGTTGAATACATAGGTTGGGGCAAAGGTGCTTGGGGCCAAACTCCTTGGGGCACTGACCTAACAATTGTATCCGTCGATAGTGTAGTAGGTACAACCCAGCTAGGTACCATCACGGTAGATACAGAAGCAAATGTCCCCGTAACAGGTGTAGTAGGTACAACTCAGCTAGGAACTGTTACAGTAGATGCAGAAGCAAATGCTCCAGTAACGGGTGTAGTAGGTACAGGACAGATTGGCACTGTTGCAGTAGATACAGAAGCAAATGTCCCCGTAACAGGTGTAGTAGGTACAACTCAGCTAGGAACTGTTACTTTCCGTTTGGGGGTAATAGTATCTGTAAGCGGAGTACAAGCCCTAGGAGAACTTGGCGCTGCTACCGCTAGGGCAGATGCAGATGTACCCGTAACAGGCGTAAGTGCAATAGGAAATATAGGACAAGTACACGTATGGGGGGAAGTTGATGACAACCAGAACCCAAACTGGCAAAATGTAAACGATAGCCAGAGTAATGAATGGAACCCTACGGGTAACATACAAGACCCAGATTGGGAAAATGTAAACGCTAGCCAGAGTAATGAATGGAACCCTACGGGTAACATACAAGACCCAGATTGGGAAAAAATAGCCGCATGAGGTTGAACAGATGACAACGCAATATACTCCAATTCTAAAACTTGCACTACCCGTGCAGGGCGAACTTAGCGGTACGTGGGGGGATGTAGTAAACGACAACATAACCTCTATGATAGAGCAGGCAATTGCTGGACGACTAGTTATAAATACTTGGTCTAGTAACTCCCATACTTTAACTACGGCTAATGGTACTACCGCAGAAGCGCGTGCGGCTATGTTGTCTCTGACTGATTCAAATACTCAACTTGATGCCGCAGGTACTGTAGTTTGTCCCGCCCTAAGTAAAACATATATTGTTAAGAACGGTGCGGGTCAAATAATTACGGTTAAAACAGCTTCTGGTTCTGGTATTGCTATTCCTAACGGTAAGACAATGCTTGTGTACTGTGATGGTACCAACGTATTAGAAGGCGTAGATCATGTAGTTACGCTCTCTGTGGGCACAGCCACGATGGATGGGCTTACTGTTGCAGGCAACGTAGACTTTAATGGCGATTTAGACGTAGACGGCACGACTAACCTTGATGTCGTGGACATTGATGGCGCTGTGGATATGGCGAGTACGCTAGGTGTTACGGGTGTTGCCACACTCGCATCCTTAGTCGCAACTACAGCAGACATCAACGCAGGCACTATAGATGGTACAGTCATCGGGGGTGCTACTGCTGCTGCTGCTACGGTAACAACTTTCACCTCTACAGGCATAGATGATAACGCTACGTCCACAGCCATTACTATTGATGCTAGTGAGAATGTGAGTATAGGTACTACAACAGTAGGTCAGTTTGAGTCCATAGATGTTGGTTTAACAGTTGACAGTGGTAACCCCTACTCTGGTATTGCTATGACTGACGGTGCAACTACGTCAACGCTTGCTCAGGGTTTTAGCACGACATATCTGTACAACCAAGCAAACGGAAGTATGCTGTTTGGTACTAACAACACAGAACGCTGTAGGATTACGAGCGATGGCACCCTGTTGGTGGGTACTACTACTGCAGACAGAACAGCAGATGCTGGTGCGCATATAGACCCTCTTGGTTTAATAGATGTAAGTCGAACATCAAACGTTGCTGCTAGATTCACAAGGCTTGTAGATACAGGCAGTCTCATGCTGTTTAGGCAAGCCGCCACACAAGTTGGAACAATCTCCGTATCAGGTTCTGCAACATCCTATAACACATCATCAGACTATCGACTAAAAGAAGATGACGTACCTATGACAGGTGCTACAGAGCGTGTTAAAGCACTACGTCCTGTTAACTTTGCGTGGAAATCTGATGGTTCAAGGGTAGATGGTTTCTTTGCTCACGAAGCACAAGAAGTTGTACCTGAATGTGCCACAGGCGCCAAAGACGCAATGGTGACCGAAGAGTACGAAGTCACTGCGGAAGTAGAAGAAGTTAAAGATGGAAATGGTAACATCACTACAGAAGCTGTAGAGGCTGTCATGGGTACTCGCAGCGTCCCAGACATGCAGGGCATTGACCAATCTAAACTTGTCCCATTGCTGACTGCGGCACTGCAAGAGGCTATTACTAAAATTGAATCACTAGAAGCGCGTCTCAGCGCATTGGAGGTGTAATGAACCAGATCAAACAAGCACGAATTGAAACCTTAGAAGGATAAGCAATATGGCATATCTATTAGACCTATATATAATTGCAACCAGCCTAGTCAGCGTGGCTAGTGTTGTATGTAACTACACAAACACCCCGAAAGATGATGCATGGGTTGCTAAAGCCTACAAGGTTTTAGAGCAGTTTGCGTTTTTAGGTGGTAAAGCTAAACAATAATATTCAAGGATGAAACGATGTCAACGGTCAAAGAAGCACTGCTTAAACTTGAAGGTCACGAAAGAGAATGCGTTGTGCGTATGGAATCTATCGCCGATAAGTTTAAACATATTGAGAAACGCCTTGATGACGGCTCTGCTCAGTTTAAGAAGACTGAAATGATGTTGTGGGGTATATACCCCCTTATTATTGGTCTGTTTATTTTAGAGCGAATATAATGGGAATTGGCGAAGTTGAAGAGTCTGAGGAGGCGCAATGTTAGCCCAACTAATCGGCCCTGTAACTGGGCTTCTTGACAAGTTCATTGAGGATAAAGATCAAAAGAATGCCCTCGCGCATGAATTGGCAACAATGGCTGACAACCATGCTAAAGAGTTAGCGAAAGGCCAATTAGCTGTCAACGTTGTGGAGGCTGCACATAAGTCTCTATTCGTTGCTGGCTGGAGGCCGTTTACCGGGTGGACTTGCGGATTAGGCTTGCTATATAACGTAATCATATCTCAGATATTAGGTATATGGTTTGAGGTACCAGAAGTTGATCCATCCTTGCTGACTCCCATACTAATGGGAATGCTGGGTATGGGTGCAATGCGATCTTATGAAAAGGCTAAAGGAGTGCAAAGAGAAAAATGAGTGATTTCAAATACTTTAAGGTAGAAGACTTTGAGTGTAAAGAAACCGGAGAGAACGAAATATCTGTTGCTTTCATACATGCCTTAGACCAGTTAAGAGCAGCTTGCGGGTTCCCTTTTATAGTTAACTCCGGCTACAGAAGTAAAGAGCATAGCGTTGAGAAACGTAAGCCCAATGGCGGCGGAACGCACACAAGAGGGATTGCCGCAGATATTCGGGTGTCTGGAGGCGCACAACGCATGGCAATTGTTAAACACGCCTCAGCGATGGGAATGTCCGTAGGCGTAGCTAAAACTTTTGTGCATGTAGACATACGTAAAACTGAACCTATGTGTTGGTGTTACTAGCGGATAAATTATGCCACTTAAAAAATTACAGTTAAAAGCGGGGATTAACCGCGAAAACACTCGATACACTAGTGAAGGTGGTTGGTACGACTGTGATAAGATACGGTTTCGCCAAGGTACGCCGGAAAAGATAGGTGGGTGGCAGCGCATATCAGCTACTACATTCTTAGGTGTATGCCGCTCTTTATGGAACTGGGTTACCTTAGGTAGTCAGAACCTGATTGGCGTAGGCACTAACCTGAAGTTTTACATTGAGAACGGCGGCGCTTACAATGACATCACACCCTTACGTGCTACTGTAACCCTGACTAACCCGTTTGAGACTACTAATGGTTCGCCCATAGTAGAGGTTACTGACGCCAACGGAGGCTATATTGACGGGGACTTTGTTACGTTTAGCGGCGCAAGTGCTGTAGGCGGACTTACCCTAAATGCTGAGTACCAACTAATTGAGACTACTACTGCTAACGTATACACTATTGATGCGGGCACTAACGCAAGTTCAAGTGCTACAGGTGGCGGTACAGTAACGGCTGCATACCAGATCAACGTCGGCCCTGCGTTTGTTGTACCTCTAGTAGGTTGGGGAGCGGGTAGTTGGAGTTCTGGTACGTGGAGTATCGGTGTTACATCTACCGACTCTATACGCATATGGAGCCAAGCTAACTTTGGTGAAGACCTTATCTTTGGGCCTAGAGATGGGGGTATATACATATGGGATGCTACAAACGGGCTATCCACTAGGGCAGTAGCTCTTACGGGTACAGAAGTACCTACCTCACAAAAACTAATTCTAGTGTCTGATATTAACAGGTTTGTGTTTTGCTTTGGCGCAAATGAGATTTCCTCCGCTATCGTTAACCCCATGCTAGTTCGCTGGTCAGACCAAGAAAATGCTACTAACTGGTCACCTTCGGCAACTAACCAAGCGGGCGATCTTATCCTGTCTAACGGCACTCAGATCGTAGCGGCTAAACAAGCACGGCAAGAAGTTCTGGTATGGACAGATTCAGCATTATATGCACTACAGTATGTAGGCGCTCCGGCTGTATGGACTGCTCAGTTAGTTGGTGAGAACATATCCATAGCCTCTCAAAACGCCGTAGCGTATGCCAACGGTGTAGCTTACTGGATGGGTAAAGACAAGTTCTACATGTACGATGGACGCACCCAGCCTATTAAATGTGACCTACGTAAGTTTATATTTAACGACTTTAATGTAGAG